AGCAAAAGCTAGCTTGATCAACACTCGCACGTCCGTTTCTAGTAAACACAGTGACGTTCTCATTCTTGATAGCATTTTCTTGAGTAAAGTATTCAAAAAATGATTCTCCTTTGCGTGTAGCCTCGTGATTGCCTGGAATAATAAATGTGGGGATTGTGACTGAATTGATATAGCTAAGAAACAGACAGATTTCATCTGGTTCGGGTTTTTTATCAAAGATGTCACCAGCTATAATATGTACATCACATCGCTGTTCTAATGCTATGAGCTTACGAAACATGCTTTTGAATCGCTGCTCTTGCCAAGCATATGGAACCTTTTTCTTGTGTAGTATTATGTGCCAATCAGCACTACATAAAATTTTTGTCATTGACCTTGCCTGTAAAATATGTTAAAAATGTTGAATAGCAATTGAAAAAACAACAACGCAGTTGAAAAGCTGTTAAACGAGAGTCGAACAACAATTCAAAGCGTGTTTCGTAGAAACGCAGTGCGGAAACGGAGTTTCCCAGTCTACGTCACATCTACGTTTGCATTAGATCCAGGAGATTTCTGTGATATAAGCTTACTTACGTCACCCTCAAACGTATAACTTCCGATATGATTTAGTTTTGTAGATAAATCTACCCAAATCTCTCCACCCATTTTTTGAAGTCTACGACAAAAAGTATAGTCTTCTGACAAATATCTATTGTCATCGGGGTCGTGTATAGTATCAAAAAAAGAATAACAATATCTATTATACTTAGGATCAATATTAGAGTCATTTTTATAATGTAACTCTGGATAGTGACTTCTCATTTTATCGAAAACTTTCTTCTTAATACAGAAAAAACCTGTCGAAGCATCAAGAACTTCTACAGCACCATTTTCTATCCTTACTTGTCCTGTTTGATTATTTATATACTTAAAGTTAAGAGCATATTGAACAGGTAAAGCTTTTTTAGGGTATGCTCCTGCTACAATATCTTTATCATAGGCAAGGGCTCTTAGTATAGAATCTGGCTCAAACTCGATATCAGAATCAATAAAAAATAGATGAGTGCAGTCGCTCTCCATAAACATTGCTGATAGTATATTTCTTGCTCTTGTTACTAGAGATTCATTTCTAAGTGTTGTAACTCTAAATTGAATACCATGCTTCATTAACATTTGAGTAGTGCGAAACATACTTAAAAAATACTGATCTGTTAACATTCCTCCATAGCAAGGAGTTGCAAAAAAGATATTATGTTTTCTTAACATATCAACATCTATCTTTGCACTGTCTTTATCTATATCTTTAAAAGCTCCAAAATTCTTTGGAGCCTTTGTACTTATATCATCTTTTTTTACTAGATCACTAAGTGATTTTTTCATTACGCTAAGTCCTCAACAGACTCATCTATTGCCTTGAACTCGTCACTTACATCACTAGCAAAAAATGCAGTATTTTGTAATAACCACTCTTTTTGCTCGTCATAAGTTTGACGTTTATATATTCTATCAAGCTCAAAAAGTTCTAATGCTTTTTCTTCTTCTGTTACTGCTGAATTACTTCTAGCAGGCACAACAGTGTACTTAACATTTTGTGGGAGAGGCCCAGTCTTTTCTTTTTTAACTGTAAGATCATAACCCTTATCACTATCAGCAGGATTACCATATTCAGGATTTGATGCGTAATCTACCACCTGTGAGTATATAGTTGACCTAAGGTCAAATAGTTTAATTTTACCGTCTGTTCTATCTATAACATTACAGACATATGAAAATTGTGGTTTATCAGAATAAATAGAACTATCTATTTCTTTAAAAGGGTCTTGCGCATTATTATCAAATGCTTCTGTCTCTCTTATAAATGATAAACATTCAACAGGCATTTTCTTGCCTTCTGTAGTAACTACCCAATAACAATATCTAGGCATGACGTCACCGATTAGTCTTATTTTTGTATCACCTATAGGAAGTGTTAATCTTTCGATTTCTTTTCTATTTGATGATCCTGTGCTTTGTTTTCCTTTTGCTTTGTCCCAAGCTACCATTGTATCCTCCTTGTATGAACGTTGGTTCTTCTGTTTAGGATTCTCCTTGCGGAGACTCGTATATAAATTTAATTTTATCTTCTGTTACTTCTAAAAATGGGTTGTATGCTATGTTATTAAATAGTACTCGTGGCACAAAATTTCTGACATCGTCGAGTGGTCGCATGGCCAATGCTCGCAAGTACAGCGCTTTTTGTCTTGCTGATACTCTTGCAAATAAGAACTTATCATAAGTAAAATAGCTTTGAATTTCTTTAGTCTTAACATTAATTTTAACCTTTTTATCCTTAGTTGCTATCAGATAATTTTTTCTAAATAAAAACTGAGGTATATGATTTATATTTAATTTTTTTATCATATATTGAGATGTTGAAACATTATAACCTGGACTTAGACCATAAGTCAAGATAATTATTCCAGCAGGGTCTCCACGTGCCTTTACACGTAACTCATCCCAATTAAAGTATGTAATAGCCACGTTGTTGATACCATTGAAGTCTTTTTGTTTGTTGTCTAGATACTATTGGCCCACTTAACCAAAAGTCTATGACTAGAGGAACCTGCTTTTCAGGATGCTCTCTAATTATTCTACCTATCCTTTGCTCTAGTTTTATAGGATTATTACTAGGGCAAGTAATAATAAGGGTATCCAAGCGATGACAACTAATCCCTTCGTCGAATAGTTTTGTTGATAAGACGGCTTTGTACTTTCCTCCAACATTTTGAAGAACGTCTTTTCTAGTTGATTCATCTGTTTCTCCTATTAAACATACACTATCAGTAATCATTACTTGTAAATCTTTTAACATCTGTACTCGTTCTCCAAGTATTAAGGGACAACGTTTTGTAGCTATCATATGATTCGCCATTTTTGCGATAGCTGTCAAGTAATCTTTGTTGGAACAAAGTTTGTTCAACTGGCGCGACCAGTCTCTTTTTGGATCGATTACAGGAAACCTAACATCTGTTCTTTTAACTAAAATCATAGGATCTTGTAGTTTCCTTGGGTCTCTTGCCGTTACCATAAAATTAGTAAAGTAATCAGCTAGAAATACATGTTTACCATCTTTCCTTTTAGGTGTAGCACTAATTCCTATTTTTACTCTAGCATTTAAATTATTAAGTGCTGTACTAAACAATTCTGCTGGACAAAGATGTGCTTCATCAACTAGTATTAAAGAAAATGTGTCTCTTATTTGATTTAAATTATTATAAACACTTTTGTAAATACCAACAGTTATGTCTTGTATGTCTAGTAACCCATCTCCAATTTTACCTATGGGTACTCCTGGCACTTGTCTTTCTAGTTCTTCTATCCACTGTCTAAATAACAACTTAGTATGTACCATTACAAGTGTTGTTACGTTATTTCTAGATATAATTTCTACACCTGTAAAAGTTTTTCCCCAACCACAAGGTGCTTGAATAATCCCACTTCTAGCTCTACCTTTTGTGTGGAACTTATCAACAAGCTCCTTCTGCTCCCACCTCAGTTTACCTACAAACGATAACTCTTTTTTAGCAGGGGTGTATGTTCTTTTGTCAAGCACAGATTCGTATGATAGTTTTCCAAAACTATTTGATGGGAGGATAAAATGTGTGTCTGTCTCATCATAGGTTTGCAGTATATCCTCTCCCGTATCATAAGTAAAAAGAGATGCTAATTCATCCTCATTATAAACCTCATCTTTTTTAATATAGATTTTGTCAGAGATAGAAATTTTGCCTACTTTAGTTTTCCTCATTAATAAATCCTTTAATAAACCATTTCTTATCGACCATAATTAAATCAGCAAAAAGATTGTCAGTATTAAAATCTAGATCTTGCATGGTCTTTATTTGAAATGGGTAAGATATGTACTTTACCCATATAAAATTTTTGTTTGTTCTTACGATTTTTCTTCTTATTGTTTTGAAAGTTCTATATGTAGGAATTTCATGTATTTTAGCAGCTGAGTCAACCCCCCACTTACTATTACTTAGT